ACAGAAGAGAACTCGTATGATGGTGAGAAGCTTCTGTTTCTTGCTCACGACGAGAGTGCAAAATGGGTAAAGCCAAACAACATCTTAAACAATTGGCGTGTTACCAAGACGTGTTTGCGTTTGGGTAGCAAGATTATCGGCAAGTGTATGATGGGTTCTACCTCAAATGCTTTGAGCAAAGGCGGTGACAACTACAAGAGACTGTACGAGGATTCTAGGGTTTACGAGCGTAATGCCAACGGGCAGACTAAGTCAGGCTTGTACGCTTTATTTATTCCTATGGAATGGAACATGGAAGGGTTTATCGATATACACGGTATGCCTGTATTCAGAAAGCCTGAAAAGCCTATACGAGGTGTTGATGGGGGATGGGTTAAAAATGGCGCTATTGATTATTGGGAAGCAGAGGTGGATTCCTTAAAAGCTGACTCAGATGCTCTTAATGAATTTTACCGGCAATTCCCGCGTACCGAAAGCCATGCGTTTAGAGACGAAACAAAATCATCGTTATTCAATCTAACAAAAATCTATCAGCAGATAGATTACAATGACTCTCAAATTACTCCACACAACGTTACGCGTGGGTCGTTCCATTGGAAAGATGGAGAGAAGGACAGCAAGGTTATATGGACTCCTGATTCTAGGGGTAGGTTCTTAATTAATTGGGTGCCGCCTCCACACATGCAAAACAAGGTGCATACCCGTTCAAGTTTAAAGTATCCCGGCAACGAGCACTTGGGGTCTTTTGGCTGTGACTCCTATGATATATCTGCTGTAGTGGGTGGCAGGGGTTCAAATGGTTCTTTGCATGGAATGACTAAGTTCCACATGGATGACGCTCCCGTGATGCAGTTTTTCCTTGAGTACATCGCTCGTCCTCAAACGGCAGAAATTTTCTTTGAGGAAGTGCTTATGGCTTGCGTGTTTTTTGGGATGCCTATTCTTGTTGAAAATAACAAGCCTAGGTTGCTGTATCACTTTAAGAACAGGGGGTACCGCAACTTTTGTATGAACCGACCTGATAGGGAACTTAATAAGCTAAGCAAAACAGAGCGTGAGCTTGGTGGTATCCCTAACTCATCTGAAGACGTAAAGCAGTCTCATGCCTCAGCGATAGAAACATACATCGAGAGATATATAGGGCTTGATATGTCGGGTACATATCGAGACCCTGACGAAATGGGTACTATGCCATTTGCCAAAACCCTTGAGGATTGGGCTAAATTTGACATTAATGACCGAACAAAGTTTGACGCATCTATAAGCTCAGGACTCGCAATTATGGCAAATCAAAAGCACATATATTTGCCTGAGAAAAAAGAGTCAAAAATTAGTGTTAATTTCGCGAGGTACACTAATAGTGGAAATACAAGTGAACTCATTAGATGAAAGATGTAACGGTTAACATATTAGCAGCTAGCTTTCCAAGTCAGTTAACATCTGATGCTGAAAAAGCTACCGTTGAATTTGGATTGCAGGTAGGTCAGGCAATTCAATACGAATGGTTTCGCAAGGACGGAAGCCAATGTAGGTACTATGGCCAATGGCGAGATTTTCACAGACTTCGCCTGTATGCTCGCGGAGAGCAGCCTGTTCAAAAGTACAAGAACGAGTTAGCCATTGATGGCGACTTGTCGTACTTGAACCTTGATTGGACTCCTGTGCCTATTCTTCCGAAGTTCGTTGACATTGTTGTTAACGGAATGTCTGACCGGTTATTCAAGGTCAAAGTGTACGCACAAGATGCGATGTCGCAAGCCAAGCGCAGCAAGTATCAAGATATGCTTGAGGGGCAAATGGCGGCTAAGGACATATTGACTACAATACAACAAGAGACGGGTGTTAACCCGTTTATGATGGAGCCTGATGAACTGCCGGAGAATGACGAGGAATTGTCACTCTATATGCAGCTCAACTACAAGCCTGCAATTGAGATTGCAGAGGAAGAAGCCATCAATACTATATTTGACGAAAACCATTACCAAGACATCCGAAAGAGGGTTGATTACGACATTACTGTAATTGGCATTGGTGTGGCTAAGCATGAGTTCTTACCGGGTGCCGGCGTACAACTTTCATACGTTGACCCAGCAAACATTGTTTATAGCTACACAGAAGACCCATACTTTAAGGATTGTTTCTATTGGGGAGAAATCAAGACGCTTCCTATTACGGAGCTTATGAAGATAGACCCTAGTCTGACTAAAGAGGACTTGCAGGAAATATCTACAAGGTCTCAGGCTTGGTATGATTACTATAACGTTGCGCAGTTTTACGAAAACAGTTTGTTTTACAGGGATACAGCAACGCTATTGTACTTCAACTACAAGACCACTAAGAAGATAGTGTTCAAGAAAAAAATTCTTGAAGGTGGTGGTTCTAGAATGATTAAGAAAGATGACCAATTCAATCCTCCTATTGAAATGATGGAGGATGGCAACTTTGAAAAAATCGAAAAAACTATTGACGTTTGGTATGAGGGTGTAATGGTAATGGGTACAAATATTGTACTCAAATGGCAAATGATGGAGAACATGGTTCGTCCTAAGTCTGCTTCTCAGCACGCCATCCCTAATTATGTAGCAGTAGCGCCAAGGATGTACAAAGGGGCAATTGAATCTCTTGTTCGTAGGATGGTGCCTTTTGCTGATTTGATTCAAATCACCCATTTGAAATTGCAACAAGTTATTGCCCGTACCGTCCCTGATGGTGTCTTTATTGATGCCGATGGTTTGAACGAGGTGGACTTGGGTACCGGTAATGCCTACAATCCTGAAGATGCGTTAAGATTGTATTTTCAAACAGGTAGTGTCATTGGCCGCAGTTATACGGGTGATGGTGAGTTCAACAATGCTCGCGTACCAATCCAGCAGCTTACCTCTAATTCAGGCGCTAGCAAGACGCAAATGCTTATTACCAACTACAACCATTACCTGAACATGATTCGTTCGGTAACGGGCTTAAATGAGGCTCGTGACGGCTCTACGCCTGACCCTAACGCTTTGGTTGGTGTACAGAAGCTAGCTGCTCTTAACTCAAACACCGCTACTCGTCACATCCTTGAAGGTGGGCTGTATTTGTACCGGTCGCTTGCCGAGGCATTGACGTATCGTGTGGCTGACATTTTAGAGTACGCTGACTTTAGAGACGATTTCGCTAATAAGATTGGCAAGTACAATGTATCTATCCTTGACGAAATCAAAGACCTATACATTTATGACTTTGGTATCTTCATTGAAATATCTCCTGACGAAGAGCAGAAAGCTCAGCTTGAAGCTAACATTCAAATGGCTTTGTCTAAAGGTGACATTAATCTTGAAGACGCTATTGACATCCGTGAGATTAAAAACATCAAGCTAGCCAATCAATTGCTCAAGGTTAAGCGCATTAAGAAGCAAGAGCGTGAGGATAAGATGATTATGCAGCAGCAGGCTATGCAAGCTCAGCAGCAGTTGAAGTCTCAGGAGATGGCAGGTGAAATGGCTTTGCAAAAGATTCAACTTGAGACTAGAGCAAAAATGCAACTCAAGCAAGCTGAAGTGGCTTTTGATATTGAGAGACTTCGCGCTGAGGCTGGTTTGAAGAAAGAGCTTATGGGTGAGGAGTTCAATTACAAAATGCAAATTCACGGCATGGATGTAGGGACTTTGCAAGAGCGTGAGCAAATGAAAGAAGACGCTAAGTCTAAACGGATTAGCCAGCAAAACACTGAGCAGTCCAAGCTTATTAATCAACGGAAAAACAACTTACCGCCGATGAATTTCGAGTCTAACGAAGACACATTCGATGGTTTTGATTTGTCGGTTTTTGACCCTCGTTAATAAGTAATATTTTTTTATATAAATTTGTAACAAATTAAATCGAATCTAATGGAAATGAAAGTAAGAGCAATCGGAGAAGCAGAACAAAAGAGTGTGGCCCAAGTTGAGCAAGAGCTTCTTGAAAAACACGATAGGGAACAGCAAGCATTAGCTCAGCAAGACCAACCTGCGGGTAACGATGGAGGTGAA